ATTCTTTTCAGCTGTTGTATAATCTTCAGTAGATAGCCCTTTGCCTGCTACCTTATCTACCTTTAGCGCATCTTGTTGATCCACATAAGTAACAGTAGCAAGTCCTGAAATAGAAGGAATGGTAGGTTTATTTAATATTTCAGCTACTCCACTTGTAGCGTTCCAATCTGAATTGACTTGTGCCGCAGGAATTGTAGGCTTATTCTTAATAAAGTCTAAAGCTGTGTTATTGCTTTGAGTCCAATCACTTTGAATCTGAGCAGCCGGTATAGTAGGCTTATTATCTAAATCATTGTAATCATTGCTAAAAGCAGTAGCTCCTAAATCAGCTGTATTAGCCTTTAGAGCTACATCAGCTTGCAGTGCTGCAATATCATCTAATATAGAAATGATAGTAGCGCAATCAGGTAAAGTCTCACAAGTGAGGCCGATGTTATCTACTATTTCATGCCATCCCTTAACTCCATTCTCATCTGTTCCATAGTAATAAGAATTACCTGGCGCTTCTTCATCATTCAATAGGCTAACATTATAGCCCTGCTGTATTAATGAATCTACGAATGATAGATAGTTATTGGCTTCACTTTCTGAATCTGTTGGAGTGTTATAGTTCCAGCTCGCAGGAATAGAGCATGCGCTCCAATCGTAATCTAACTGCAGCTCAATAGTACCGGTAACACCTGTTAATGTGTGAGTGTATTGCTCAACGAATGGCTCAGAGTTTACAGGGCGAGTAAGCACCACATCAGAGCCGAACATATTGCCCAAGTAAATCTCATTGATTAAATCCTGAAAGATTAATGAGCAGTCAGTAATTGATTCTGCCTGATAGCCTGTCTTATCTTCTTTGTCGCGAGGAAGGTCAGATATGAATATCTCGAATTGAAATGAACGTGTACCAGGTGAGTAGTTAATAGCGCGAGGCTTAACGTGCAGCCATGGCCACTCTGCCTCTTTCTCTAAATCGGCTTGGCTAATCTCTCCATGCGTAAACCTGCGCAGTTGGAAATGCCCTGCTGCGAACTGTCTAAACCTATCTACTATTACGTTGTATGTGTAGTTAATTGTGCTCATATCTTATAGTGGAAATTAAGTTAGCTTTTGTTGTATGCTGTTAGCGTAGTCCATTGCGTAGGTTAGATGTGTGAATATTGTTGAAGCCCTTGTCTTGGTGATTGCATCGAACTTAGTTACATCTCTCTCTGCCATTTCTTCTATCACATGCCACCATTGATAAACGCTTGCTAATGTTTCACCTCTTCGGCTAACTGACTGATCTCCCTCTTCAGCCTCTCCAGCTCCTGCTCTAAATATGCGGGTGTATTGTTCACTAAATCGTTTTTGAGTGTCGAAAAAAAAAGCAGCGCAGCATTAACATTGGCTAAGTTTAGCTTCCTCATCTGAGGCGCATACTTAAGATGCACATCACTATCATATTCTTCTATCTTGTACTGCATGTTAATCTCAGCTGTAACAGGTCTATAGAGAATGCACATAAGCTCAGGCAGCTGATGGGGGAAGTTCTTACTCAGCTCAGATAAATCTAACCACTCTCCAAACGTCATAGATTTAAGGTTAGGATGAAAGCCAAACTTAATACCGTCTATCTCTATGAATTGCTTAAATACCTTCTCATCATTCTTTAAACCATTAGCGTAAGCTGTCACAATTTTTTCAATTTGTGTGACATCAATCTTACGTATATCATCACGCTTTAGCCCTGTGATAGCTTGAATCTGACTAACAGTATCTTCACCTGCCGCCATGAAGTCTACATAAGTTCCGAGTGTCTGATCACTGTACTTAGTGCTTATTATCTTGTCGCTCATTAGTCTCTTCTTTTTAATCCTATTGACCACAAGTAAGAATCTACTTCTTCAGGCATGCTTTCCATTTTATTCTTTAATTCTGTAAAATATTCGGTATCATCGGCATCACACTTCTCTAAAATTTCACCGCTCAATATTCCAAGAATAACAAATTGTTTAGATTCAGTCTCAAATTTTTCAAGTGTTATGAAATTATTTTTATCTAACAATTGAAATACAACATATTTTTTTAATGTTGCTTCATAAACATAACTTTCTAATTCTTTCTTTTTTTCAATCTTGACATTGTCAAATTGAATTAAATCAATTATTTTGCTCATATGTTTGTACCGTCTATGGTTATGTTAATGCTTTTTATCTCTGTGCTCAGCTCTTGCCTTTCAATGTACCCTCTCTGCTTACCTTGAGTCTTTAGGTAGAATATCACAGCAGATGTGTTAGGTGCATCCTTAATAGTCACTACCTCACCATCATGAGTTAATGCTTGGCGCTCTGCTCCTTCCATCAGCTTGCGTAACTGCTCCTCTGCAAAGTCAAGTGCTACGTTTTTGAGTGAGTCTACTGCTGCCTTATATTCAGGATCATCATTCATCCAATCATAATGAGTCTGCCTATGTATCCCGATATCTTCAGCTGACTTAGTTACGTTGCCTAAGTTCTTTGTAAGCGCCTCATACATAGCAGCTTTTTTTATGGTAAGACTTTGTAAGTTCTCCTCACTCATGCTAACTTGTTCTTAAAGTGTGTTATTAACTGCTCCATCTTAGAGTCATAGTATTTAGCAAATGTAGTAAATCCCTCTGAATCAGCCTCATAAACTCTAAACATTATACCCCTCAATCTTTGAGATGGCTTCTTAAGTGTATCTTCTAACTCTGATTTAAGTGATTCTACTGCATCTAACTCCTCACGTCTAAAGCTCTCATCTTTAAATGCAAGATAGCCGAACTGATTGGCTGTGCCAAATAGCTCAGCAGCTTGTGCTGGTGAAAGCTCGTTAGTACCAAAAGTAAGTTTTAAAGTCTTGTCCTTTCTTGTGCCTACGCTTTCAAGTTGTGCTGGTATTAATATCATTCTTCTTCGGGTATTGTTAAAGTTATTCCGTATTCTGCAACAGCCAATCTAATTCCTTCGCAAGCCTCAAAATCTTGCTCTCTAATTAAACCTGCAATAATTGGAGCATAATCCTCAATATCACAAATCCCATTTATCAATTCTTGCTTAGTGAGCATGTATATCTCTTTTATTCTTGGTTTATGCATATCAATATTTTTGGATTACAATCGAAAAAAACTATAATAATTTTGGATTAGGATCCACAATAAAGGCAGCTCTCATCCTCTCCACCCTCACCATCATTTAAGATGCGCTCACATTCTTTGTTAACTTGCTCTTCATTCCAGTTAGGGTGAAATGCTTTTACTTGAGCCTTTAGAAAGTTATAGTTATTGTCACTCATTTTTAATTAAGATTAGTAATATTAGTAATAGTTTAGTAAGATTAGTAATTAGCTTATGCATTATCTGCATATTGCTTAGTGTAATAAGCTATAGCTATTAGCTAAGTTAATTAACTATCAACAAAAGAAAAGAAAGAAAAAGAAAAAAGGTAAAAAGAAAAAGAAAGAAAAGAAAAAGCTCCCCCAAGAAAAACAAACTGCCTCACTCTTAAAAGAGTAGTTACTCGTTCCAAGCATTGATGTAATGCAAGTGTAGTCATTGGTTACTGAGCTTTGACTTACTCAGGTAATGGATGTTACTCATCTCTTAAAACAATAAAACCCCAAAGAACGTATGCGCCCGTTCAGAGGGGAATTATTAAACCTTAAATCAATCTTATGTCTAACAGTAATCTTGCGCATGAGACAAATATAAAAATGTAAATTAATTACACTCACTATTGTGCAAAACTATTTTGGCTGTTTAAAACGTAGCACAGTAATGTATATCCAAAAAGGCAGCCATACAAGGCCTGTAAAAGCTATGCCTACGTATGCATACCAATGATAAGAAGATAAGTGTCTCTGATTTCTGTAAACGCTTACAGATAAGATTCCAAAGTGAAGTAGGAAGCCTACTAAGTAGATAATGAATAGTGTCATAGTTTTTTTCTTTTAGCTCTTCGTTTTTTTATAGTTGTATTAGTTACCTCTGTTGTTGGTTCGGGAGTAATCTCTGCTTCTATTGTAGCCATATCAGCCTCTAACTGTTTTTCTAATTTGTTCAATAGCTCATTCATGCAGGGAGTGCAAGATGTAAAGCTCTTGCCGTCTCTAATGCCAAGATATTCTCTTCTAAGTTTAAACAGCTTAGCCATCTCTCCTGGTGCTAACCTTCCGCGCTTTTTAATCTCTCTGATGTGCTCAAGCGTTGGCATCTTCCAATCCTTTTCCTCAAGCTTTGGCCATAACTTAGCTGGGCAGTCAGTAGCTGCATAGCTTGCTAAGTGATCAACAGGGCAGCCGCAAGGCTTAAAGGTTATCTCACCAATTTGATGAGGCCGTTTAAATGGGTTAATGGCATTTACAGGAGGGCCACAAGTACCAAACTGCTTGTTATAGACAGGGCACTCTTTACACACCTTAACGCGAGCTTCAAAGTCTTGGCTGTTTATCATCATATCTGTAGTGAATTTCTAAGTGTTGTTTTAGCTTTCTTAATAGTTCTGTAAAGATAGTTCAAAGGTATACCAGTCTCCTTAGCTAATTCCTGATAAGAGAAATCATCCAATGCGTATAAGAAGAATAACTCCCTCTCAAAGTAGGGCAGCCTGCTGATGAAGATATCTAACTGTTCATTCTCTAAGCGCATGCCTACGCTCTTGTTAACATCATCAATGATATCATCTTTCAAATCGTTGCGTATCTTTTCGAATCTTAACCTGGTATAGTTGAATGAGCTATTACTGCATCGTGCAGAGAGTCTAATAGCGTTGCTCACGTAGTTATTAAGCTTGCCTCTATCATGGATATCTTGCAGCTTATCTTTATCTGATTCCAATATCTTAAGCAGCGTATCATGCAGAAGCTCATCGGCTAAATCTTGGCGAGTAACAGTTGCTGCTACTCTGCGCCATTCATTATAGCACCTATCTATTTCACTGCGCCATGTAGTCATCTATAACTTTTTTAGCCTCATCGAAGCTCTTGCATGTAACAGCTTGGTAGCCATTGTTAATTAACTTTGCTTGCCAGTCTTTCTGAGATTGACTCATTACACCCTTAGCTGTTTTCATTTCTATTGCTAATCCAAAGAATGGGCCCTTAGCATTATAGATAAAGATGTCAGGGAAGCCTTTAACGTACCCTGTTTTCTTCATCTTTACCGCCTGCTTCATGGATGTACGAACACCACCAGCTGAAGCGCAATAAAGTAAACGCGGATATTGTGCGTTAATGTAGTTAATAACAGCCTCTTGTATTAAGGCTTCCTCATTCTTCATGACTCAAAATTAGTCTATTAACTTAATCTAAATCAACATCTTATTCACATAGTTATGCACATAGCATTAAGCGCTATATCTTTGACTCATTAATTTGCTTTTGGTTTAGCACATTGATTATTGATTTTCTATTAGAGCTTCACAACGGTGAGGCTCTTTTAGTTTATACCCTGTAAGGATAAAAAACATAGGGAGTACTCCCTAATTGCCCCTTTAGGGTATAGTTTTTAGAAAAATTCATGCAAGTAATTCGGCTGTGCTTCGAATTGATGTAGATTATTTTACACAAAATGCACATTAAAGTGTGCAATATCCCTCATAAAGCACTTTTAAGTACGATAAAGTGCGCTAAATCACACTTTAAGTTAGATAAAAGCGTACTTCGTATAGTTCCTATTCAGCTCAAAGAATGCTCGCATCATAATAGCATCTGCTATATCGGGAGAGATTCCTCCGGTGCGCTGGCTGATAGTATCTTTTGATGTTACTCTGAGCTTGCCTTCCTTATCGGGATCTACCCTCCTGACTAACTCAAGCTCTTTAACTATATCCTCCTGCCATTTGATAGGTAAGGTAATCTCATTCTTATCAATTAACTCACCTAATCTAAAGTAGCAGTCTGCTTTTAAGTTCATGTATTGATTACCTCTTACAGCTTTACTGCCGTTCATAAATTCTCTACAGCGTAGGCTATCAACAAGGCCACCGCCTACCCCATCAGCATCTGCGAGCACGTTGCTTAGTCTAATGCCATGCTGATTCATTAAGCGCTGAATTTCTGCCTTAACTTCATCCTGTCTCTTTTGGCGCAGTATTACAATATCAATGCAGCTCAATCCTTTCCACACACAAAGCACAGTTCTATCCTTTCCTAATCGCGCTATATCGGCAGTAATATATCCCTCACCTACAGCCATTGGCTCTCTAAAGCATCTGATTAATTCATCATACATGTATAATCTATCCGAGCTGTTATCAAATTCCCAGTCTCCTTCTAAGAGTCTCTTCCTATCTGCTTCAGGTAATCGTGTTAAGCTTGTTACGTATGAATCAGGTAAGTGTATATTATCTCCAGGTAATGCTTGTACAAAAGCTCTGTGCTCAGGCAGATTCTGATTCTTGTATGGTAAGTAGAATTGATTGTATATCCATCCCTTCGATGGATTACACGTGAGTAATATCTTAGGCTTCAGCCCGAACTCGTTAAGCTTATAACGAATACGTGAGCTAACAAT